GTACAGATCCTGAAGCAAGCTGTTGAAGCTAAAACACGTAAGTTGCAGGCACGCTGGACATTTGAAGCTGCTCAAGACGCACAAGCCATGCATGGTATCGACGTAGAAGCCGAAATCATGGCAGCTTTGGCTCAAGAAATCACAGCTGAAATTGACCAAGAGATCCTGTTGAGCCTGCGCAGTTTGGCCACAACTGAGTTCACATACAACCAAGCTACTGTGAGTGGTACAGCCACATTCGTTGGTGACGAACACGCCGCATTGGCAGTTCTGATCAACCGTGTTGCAAACCTGATTGCTCAGCGTACACGTCGCGGTGCTGGTAACTGGGCAGTTGTTAGCCCAGCAAGTTTGACTGTTCTTCAGAGTGCTACAACTAGTGCGTTTGCTCGCACAACAGAAGGCACATTCGAAGCACCTACAAACACCAAGTTTGTTGGTACCCTGAACGGTGCAATGCGTGTGTTCGTTGACAGCTATGCCAGCGATACTACACCTGTTCTAGTTGGTTATAAGGGTTCGAGCGAAGCTGATGCAGCCGCGTTCTATTGCCCATATATTCCTCTGATGAGTTCTGGTGTTGTGCTGGATCCGTCAACATTCGAACCAGTCGTGTCATTTATGACTCGCTATGGGTATATCGAGCTCACGAATACTGCAAGTTCGTTCGGTAACGCCGGCGACTACGTGGGAGAAATTGCCGTCCAGAATTTGAGCTTCAGCTAATCCATTTAGTTGTTATTCAAAACGCAAGAAACCTGCTTCGGCAGGTTTTTTGTTGACTTTGTATTGATAAAGTGTTATATTGAGTTGACAAACATAAATACTATTATGAACAAATATCAAACTTGGTACCAAAATATAACAGATCGAGCACGTGGCAGAACTTTAAAAGGCTACAGTGAACGACATCACGTGATTCCGCGTAGTTTAGGCGGCACCGATGATGCTGCCAATCTTGTTAGTTTAACTGCAAGAGAACACTTTATATGTCATTGGTTATTGACTAAAATGTACACCGGCGAAGCAAGATACAAAATGATCAATGCTATGTATATTATGCGAGCAGAAGGTCCCTATCAAAAGCGTTACGAATCTAAGATCACCGGTAGGGTATATAATACATTGAGAGAGGAATATTCTAAATATATTTCCAATCTCAACAAAGGTCGCGTACAACCACCGCACGAAAAAGCCAATCAAAAAGCAGCAATTACTGGAAGAAAAAGAAAACCATTTTCGCAAGAGTGGCTTGATAATATGAGTAAGTCCCATGCCGGGGAACGCAACGGTATGTATAATAAGAAGCATACAGATGAAGCAAAGGCCAAGCAACGTGAGAAAGCCATTGGTCGTAAACAGTCGGCAGAAACCGTACAAAAGAAAGCAGATGCTATACGTGGCAGCAAGCGTGAAAAGAAACTATGCCCACATTGCAATCAGTTGATAGCTGTAAACACCTATCCAAGATTCCACGGCGACCAGTGCCGACACCGCCATGCCAGCTAAATAACGCATACAACCAAGGATTCACCACGATGTCACTTAAACCCGACCACACCGCAGCTGATCTACGTAAGTTAATGGACCAATTTGCCACAGCAGCCGAACCTGCTTCACCGGCTGAACAGGCCAACCGAATAAGACAACAGCTGACTGAAATGGATTACGGTGGTGGGCGTAGCCCACATGCCGGCATGGGCCTGCCGCGCGATGATCTCGATCTCAATCCCGCGGGACGGAAAGAAATTATTGTCAAACCAGAAACTGTGAAAAAGACACGCCGGGACGTTGGCGATCGACTGGATCGAGCCTTCGCACAAGCGTACGATGATAAAGGTGTCACGGAAGACGATATGTCTGCATTAGCAGGATATGCAGCAGGCATAGTCGGTGGTGCGGCAGTTCCCTTTGCTGTTGGATCACTAGCATTTGCGTTTAGAGATGCACTACACCGCACTGATGAATTGGCAAAACGCCGAGCCCAGGTAGATACTGCTGAAATTATTGCTCTACAACGGCAAATTGTTTCCATCAACAAAATGATGGGTAGTGTTAAAACTGATGCAACAAAAGAAAAGTATCAAACCATGCTCGAGAAAGCATACAAAGTACTGGATGAGTTAAAGGCCAGACAAGGCGATCAAGTGGCGGAACACAGCATGTACAGCGATGAAGAAGTAAGTTGGGAAAAAGGTGGTCGTAGAGCACCAACTGGTGCATTTAGAAATCCTGCAGTGGTTAAAACCGACAAATCAATTGGTACTAGAGTCAGTGATACGGGTCCAGGCGGTAAAGAATACAATGTTAAAACCGACAAAGAATGGGAAAAACAAAAAGGTGTGGCCGAAGGCCGCGCTGGTGTCGACGATCGTGACACCGTGGGTTTCTCAGTCAACTCAGAAGCTGCTTATAACGCTGTAATGCGGCGTTTTGGTGATGCAATCGACCTGGATGAAACCTCGGGTATAATGTACACGCCAGCTCGGCTATGGCCCCAGATTGAAATGGTCGCCTTTGACGCTGACCCTGACTCAGGTGCTGTTCGTGCAGAAGATGATGTCATGGAACAGGGCGTGGCGGAAGCTAAGAGCCTAGCCCGGCGTGTGCGTGTGGTCAAGACAGGTGAAACTGGTACTATCAGACAAATTAAACACGGTGCATACAAAGGTGCTCCTAAAACTTACTACATTGATCTAGACAACGGTGGTCAAGCAGACAACTTACCTGCCAGCGCATTGCGTTTAATCAAAGGCGAAGTGGCGGAAGTAAAATCCAAAACCCATCCCGAACAAAGTGCGATGGACACGCCGGCAGTGCAAGGCGCCATTGCCCGCATGCGACAGCGTCATGAAAAAGAGCCTTTTGATTTGGAAAAGGCTCAGGCCCTGGGCCAGAAACTAGCAGCCAGAAACCGTGATCCCCGACGTAAATAATCAGTCAGCACTGTAACAAAAGCCCCAGGCGGGGCTTTTGTTCTCTATAAATACACAATGTCCACATTCGTCACACCTTATTCGGGTTCGGCTGAACTCACTGCTTCCAATGGTTTATCTGTTGTGGAATTGGGCCTTTGGCGTTTCAACGGTGCCGGTTATGTTGATGGTGCTACATTTGGACTCAGCCTCGGCAGCAGCAATCCCAACGACACCGGACGTTTGGTCTTGGCAGCAAGAAACTGGACCATTGCTGCAATTGGCAATACCCTTACAGCCTATACAGATCCCGAGACCGGCACTACATATCCTGCTGCAGCTTGTAGAATCGCTGTGACTGGACGTTGGAGTGTGACACGCCAGGTCAACAGCAACAGCTTTAATTCAGTGGGTGTGCAGTTTCAGGCACTGACCGAAACAGATCAAGGCTCCAGAACAATGAATCCCTCATTGTTGAACTATGTGGCCGAACCTATTACCTTGGTCATACAAGGTGCAGACGTTGAAGGCGGCGCCGTTGACACATTCTCCAATCGTGAATTCTTTTGCAGAGTCACAGAATCCACCACTACCGACAACAGCAATCGTCAATATCAGTCCAATACCTTGGTTACACCTGTTTGGGCATACGAATACAGCAAGAGTTGGCAGATCAATTGAGTAACAAAAACACATTGCCTGTTATCAACAGTCACGATTCCTGGAGTCCCTTGGAAGAAGTTTGGTTGGGCGATGTTTATCCTGCTGACTGGTACAGCCATCTCAGCTGCGAAGTACAAGACATATTTTGTCAGCTGACCGAAATAACACAGCAGGATCTTTCGTCTATTGAAAAAACTCTGCAAGGGTTTGGTATAACTGTTTGTAGACCTGTTTACGATTCGATTGATCACTATATCGACAACAACGGCCAGTTGAAAAAACCTCAGATCACACCCAGAGACAACTTTGTTGTAATCGGAAATCAGTTGATTGGACACGAAGATTGTTTTCGTCCCTGGCAACACACTGTTGATCAGTATCTGGGTGATGCTAGATGCAGTGTACAACCGTCAGACAATCGCTGCATACACGGTGCTAATGTTGTGCGTGTGGGTCGAGATATTATAGTTGATCGCGACATCACTGACTACGAATATCGCGGAGAATGGCCGGACTATCGTGTGCGTGTGGTAGAAAACGGTGGTCACATGGACGGTTGTTTTGCAATACTGCGACCCGGTCTGTTGATTGCAAATCATTATTTTGATGATTACCAACGGACTTTCCCAGGATGGGAAATCATCATGCTGGACAATCCCACATACAATGCAGCACCCAGTAAGGGATACTTTCAACAGTATCCGGTCTACAATGGAAAATTCTGGAACACTGGTACAGAAACCAATAAAAGTTTTAATCAGCACATTGTACAGCATGCTTTAGACTGGGTAGGGTGCTACACAGAAACTTTCTTCGAACTCAACTGTTTGGTTATTGACGAGTCTAATGTTGTAATGTTGGCAGAAAATTCTCATATTGAAAAAGAGTTGGCCAGCAGAGGCATCACAGTACACTGGGTTCCTTTTAGAGCCAGAAGTTTCTGGGACGGTGCCATGCACTGTTTGACAGTAGACATACGTCGCCGCAGCTCATTGCAAGATTATTTTTCTGTATGAGTTATTATGCAGGTCCCGAAACAGAGTCAGGCAGCAGACATAATCACACAACTCAGTTTGAGTACGTGGGCATCAATTTCCACGATTTTGGTGCAGTATTTCTTCACCAACACAACTTGGTCAGTTTTTTCGAGCAAGGCCCAGATGCTCTAGAGTATTTTGTTGTCAGTGCTCATCAAGCCACCGGACGACGTGTGGTACTGTGCTTGGACAGAGATCCTGTCGACATCCAGCCGTATGTTGAAGTTTTACAGAGGTGTCTTGAACCCAGTAAATGGTTTGTGCTGTCAAACGACTACAGCAAACCGGTCACAAAAAATACAGCACCATGGCCATATTTTTTGATAGCACAACAGTGGCATTCCAATAGCCAGCTGGGTCAGCACAAACACTACAGAATTGGGTTTGTCAGTGGTGTTCCTAGACCACATCGTGTGAACCTGTGGCGTGCCATAAAAAATCATGTCAGATCCAATGATGTTGTGGTCATGAATCGATTTGGTCTTGACACATTCTACGGTGATTGCCAATCTGAGTTGATGGATTTTTTACAAACACAACAGTTGCCTTGGTCAAACAGACCGGAGTTTATAGACCAATCACAAGATCAATCCTGCGCTCACCCATCCAGCAGCAACAGTCATCCGGCATTTAATGCTCGTTGCTGCATTAATGCCGAAACCTGCGACGAAAAAGGGCCTTTGTTTTTTTCAGAAAAAACATGGAAAAGCTATATCAGTGGCTGCTTAACTGTCAACTATGGTCCTATAGAATCACCGAAATGGTTAGCTGATCACGGAGTTGAAATTTGGTCCGGTGATGTAGTCTGCAGTAACCAACAGAAAATAACAATAATCCAGGATCTGTTTCGATCAGCAGTTGTAGACGAACTGTATCACGATAACCTGCCAGCAATCAAATACAATCAACACCTGGTAGACAGTCGAGCGTTTTTGCGTCAAGTGATAGAACCCAGCATATCGGCATTGCACAATTGGGCAGAAAGTCGATGATAAAAATTCAAGATCAAACAAATCTATTGCCAGAGTTGTTCTTGATAGACAACTATGTAAAAACACATTATGATCCCGATGTAGAAATATGTAGAACATTTGACAACATCGAAGCCAGTGACGTTTTTACACTATTTGTTAATCGTGAGCCAGATATTCACACAGCACATATAGATTTTCGATATCTAACTGAACTGAGACCCAACTATGTGTTTTTAACTGCAGCATGGTCAGATACACATTCGTGGAATTTACAAAATGTAAATTTTTGTTCAAATATTATGCTTACTGCTAGAGTCAATCAACATGTTGATCCAGTTTCAATTGATAAAAAAAACTACAACGGTCTTTGCTTGTTCGGCGGCAACTCTCCGATTCGTAACATTATGTTTGATTACATTAAAAAATTAAATTTACTAGATTCTTGTTTGGTCAACTTACAACCTCGCCCTAGACATAACGGGCATTATATTTCTTACCAATCTCCTGCTGTAAAAGACTACGACAATCCAGAGTTTGCTGATATAGCCTACAGCAACGGAACATTTTTTTCGATGAAACCGGTCGATGAAAATGTTTGGTTAAGTCAGTTGATTGCCCGCAATTTATATAATCAATGCTATATTGATGTGGTAACAGAAACAGCTGGGCTATATCCAAATCTTTTTTATATTTCTGAAAAATTATCAAAAACATTGATATCTGGTATGCCGTTTTTGGTATTTGGTTGTTGCGGGTTTTTAAAATATTTTCAAGAGTTGGGTTTTTGCACTTATTCACAGTGGATCAATGAAAACTACGACACCATTGACAATAACGAAGAACGAGCATTAGCAATAATCGATGTACTCAACGATTTTTCGTCATGGACAGACTGTAAAAAAATACAATTTTTACAAGAATCTCGGACAGTGGGTGAACATAATCGACAGTTGGTATTGAACTATAAACATTGGTTAAAACCAATAGTAAAAGTCATAAACACTCGATTTAATCTACGTCTCGATTAGCTAAATATCAATAACACAGCCTGTGTTTTATGCGGCTTAACCCACCGCGTAGCGATTAGAACTCGCAAAGACCTATTCTAAAGGAAAACAAATGGGACGTCCATTAAAAATCAAAAAAACCACAACCACTGACATCGGCTTCAATGCCATTGCCAGTTTGACAAATCCAGTATACCCTGACACACTATCCGGCACAGAATTCATTGGCGTAGTTGGCGGTGCCAACGCTTCAGTAGCTACTACCGCATATCCAGTGGTCAAAGCTCGTGCTTACATTACCGGTGCTGCCAGCGAAGATGATGCTTACATCATCACACAAAAAGGTTCTACCAAGTATCTGGTGGCCACAGTGTCAGCTGTCAACGACGAAAGCCTGGTAGTGGGTTCCGCATACCGCATTTTAAGCGTGGGCAACACAGACTGGGCTGCTTGCGGCGCCAGTGATTCCAACGCAGCAGTTGGCGACATTTTTACAGCAGTGGCCGTTGGTTCAGGAACAGGAACAGCACAACAAGTAGGTATCTGTGTGTTGGCCAACGAAGCTGATAGTTCTTTAACTGAAGGCAACATGAACATCACTTTTAGTACTGGTGATTCTACTGCACAGTTGATCTCACGTTTGACTAATAAGTTTGCATTGGATTATGCTACACCTCCAAATCGTTACTTGGTCAACTTCTTCACAGACGAAGGCACAGAAATCAAGTCTGGCACAACCGGCAGCGGAAACGTTGCAGGACAGCAAAATATTCTGGATCTGGCCATTGTAGAGAAGTTTACTTCTTAATTTTAATATCAGTATTGATCCTCTCTGCTACATACAGAGAGGATTTTTTATGACTTTTAATTCTAATTGGGGACCAGAATGTCTATGGCATTTGTTTTAGGCAACGGCATTAGCCGAAGGCCTATTGATGTTGATGTTCTTTTGAAAATTGCACCTGTCTATGGATGCAATGCTCTTTATCGAACACATACCCCTACAGTGTTGGTCAGTACTGACCGTCCCATCAGCGAAGAAATACAGAATTCTGGCTACAGCGTACACCACCGTTTTCATACCAGAAATCCCATACCAGGATTGGGTGCAAGAGCTGTGCCTCAAACATACCGGGGATTCAGTTCTGGACCAATTGCAGTGAGTCTGGCTGCTGCAGATTTTTGTAGCCCTATATACCTACTGGGTTTTGACCTAGGTCCTAACGATGCCGGTCGATTTAATAATGTCTATGCAGGAACAGATTTTTATAAAGCTGATGGAGCAAATCCAACCTTTACAGGAAATTGGATAAGACAACTAGTCACAGTGGCTTTGGATCACCCAAAAACACAGTTTATCAGAGTAATGGGACCAACAACAGCAGAGATTGCCGATTTTGATCCTGTTGATAATCTGCAATCTATGTCGTTTGCTGACTTTGCAGACTTAATAAATACACTACCAAAGGATCTGTAAATGTCTACGTACAAACGCATCGACGGCGATTATAACATCACCACCATCAACAGCAATGACAACGTTGCTATAACTACGAACACCTTAACAGTCAACGGAAACCTTAATGTCAAAGGCGAACTGACTTACATTGAAGTAACTGAATTAAAAGTCGATGATCCTTTTATACTAGTAGCAGCTAACAATGCTGGTACATTTGGCTCGCCGACTTTCCCCGATCAAGGACTGGTTACACAAACATCATCTAGTACTTTTGCTGGTATTAGATTCGATAATGCCACAACAGCTTGGCAGATCAGTCCCAGTGTGTACTCCAACGGTGCACCCATTACGTCATATGCTAATATTGCCTTAGGCACAGGAGTAACTAATCCAGGTGGCCCCAACAACTCTGTTCAATACAACGATGGTGGAGTTTTTGGCGGAGCAGCAGACTTTGAGTTTGATGCAGCTAATGTTCGAGTAACATTAAACGGTGTTCAAACCTATGGAAATATCGGCACAGCACCTGTTGCAGTAGGCAATACAGTATCGGTCTATCACAATGCTCAAGGCAGTGGTGGAACAGGACTTTATGTTAAGAGTCCTATAGTAGAAGACGAACTGGTCAGCAAAACCAAAGCCATCGTATTTGGCATAATATTTTAAGGAAAAAAAATGGCTATTCTCAATACAAGATTGTTTACCAGCAGCCCGACTACAGTTTTTCAGGCCGACGGTCAGCAAGCTATCACTGTGGTTTACATCTGTAATACCAGTGCCAATGATGCTACAGTAAATGTGTATGCAGTCAACAACGACGACAGCACTGCCAGCGGCGATGACAACATGATTCTCAGCGAACTGTCTGTGACTGGCAACGACACTTATATCATGAGTTTGGAAAAATTAATTCTTGACGATCTTGACAAGATCGAAATGGAAGCCAACATTCCAGACGTGATCACTGTAACTGTAAGTTCGATAGCGGTCTAATGGGCAACTACGTAAAAAATCGCTTGCTGGAATCCGGCAGTACTTCTGTAGTAGTTCCTGCCGGATCAACAGCGCAGCGTCCTACTTCTCCGGTATTTGGACAGTTTAGATTTAACATTGATTCGGCTACATTAGAATTTTTTAATGGCAGTGTTTTTCTGCCCTTAACTGCTGCAGGTGCAGTATCTTACACAGTAGATAGTTTCACCGGTGACGGATCTACCGCTGTGTTTACTATGTCAGTAGAACAAGGTCTAGCAACACAAATTTTGGTGTTTGTGGGCAGCATTTATCAAGATCCCACATCGGCTTACACAGTGGATGGCGGTTTTGATATCACATTTACTTCGCCACCGCCTTCGGGCGAACCCATTTCGGTTATTCACAGCGAAACCTAATGGACAATCATATTCAACAAGGAACATGCAGTGTCTATTAATAGAATTTCCGGCAACATCTTACAAGATAATTTACAGAGAGGGGCTAATTTAGCTTTTCAGGGCGACTTAATTTATCTTGATGTGTTAAACAATAGAGTTGGAATTGAAACCTTTGCCCCGGCGGATACATTTGATGTAGCTGGGGTTGTTGCTGGGGCCAACGTACGAGTTAATTCTGCCACAGCCAACGGCGTTTTTTATGCCGGGCCAACCAAACTAGCTGTTACCAATAGTAATCTTCAGTTTGATGGATCGACACTGACACTGCAGGGAACAGCTAATATTGCTAATATCAATATTTCCGGCGATATATCCACAGCAGGTAATATCGATGCAGGTAATGTCAACACTACTGGGCAGGTTACTGCAATAGGCAATATATCAGCTGGAAATATTTCTT